AGATCAAACTTGGAACGTACATGATGGTAGTCCAGAGTTAAAAACCAAACCAGAAGTAATACACGCAGAATCAAATGCCATTTCTAAAGTGGCAAGGTCTACGAATTCTACTGAAGGTTCTTATATGTTTGTAACTCATGCTCCCTGTTTAGAATGTGCAAAACTAATACACCAATCTGGTATCAGTAGAGTTTATTATAAAAATGTTTACAGAAATGAAGAGGGTGTAAAATTTTTAGAAAAATGTGGTGTTAAGATAATGAATATAGAATGAAAGAAAAATATGTTATGCTTACCTGATGATATGGTTGGTAAACCTGTAGGATTTACCTGTTCAACCTTCGATTTACTTCATGCTGGCCATATATTGATGCTGGCTGAATGTAAACAAATTTGTGACTATCTCATTGTTGGTTTACAAACTGATCCAACAATTGATAGGCCAACAGTAAAAAATAAACCAATACAGTCTGTAGTTGAAAGATATGTTCAACTGTCAGCCATAAAATTTGTTGATGAAATTGTAGTGTATGAAACCGAAAGAGATTTAGAAGATTTATTAATGTTTCTACCTATAACTATTCGAATTTGTGGTGTTGAATATAAAGATAAACCTTTAACTGGTTTAGACATTTGTGAAAGTAGAGGTATTAAGACATATTATAATTCTAGAAGCCACAGATTTAGTTCAACAGAATTACGTAAAAGAGTTTATGAAAAGGAAAAATCATGACAAAAGTTTTTACTGATGTGGCAACATTTATGTGTGCTGCCGGACAAACGATTAATCAAGACAATCCACAACAGGCAGAATTGTACTTGAAACTCATTGAGGAAGAATACGAAAAGGAATTTAAAGAAGCCAGGCAATTAAATGATGATGTATTGACAATCGATGCGTGTTTTGATACAATATGGGTTATCGTTGGGTATATGTTATCCAGGGGTTGGAGTTGTGAAAGAATATGGGATGAAGGTGCTCTCAGTAATCTCAGAAAAATTGATAGAGAAACACAAAAAGTTTTGAAACGTGAAGATGGTAAAGTTTTAAAACCTGAAGGATGGAAACCTCCCGATTTTAGTAAATTTGTTAAGTAATGAAAGGCAATAATATGATTAATGAAGTAATTAAAAAATTAGTAGAAACAAATAAAAACCTTCCTAAAGCTTACAAATACGATTTAGTTTATCGTGATTATGACGATATGGTTGAGTTAATTGGTCTTGTTGATGACCCAACATACGATATGAAAGACTTTGAGGGAAGAGAAATGCTCTTTCCAAAAAGATGGTTAACACTTGATGTATATGACCCTAAAACGGAGGTACAAATATAATGGCTGTAAAATTAATTACATTTAAAACTAATCAAACACTTATCGGTTCAGTAACCGAAAGTGATGTTCTTGGAACTGTCACGGTTCGTGAACCTGTACAAGTAGTTGTTGTACCTCCACGTTCTCAAACTGACCAAGGAGGTATTGCTTTTTCTCCTTATCTAGAATATAGTAATGAATTTAAAGTGGGAATTAGTTTCAATAAATCAGATATTTTGTGCATCAATACTCCAGTCGTTGAGTTGGAAAATCAATACAATCAAATTTTTGGTTCGGGAATTCAAATTGCATCAAAACTCATTTAAATGAAAAAATATTATACCAATGTTTCAACATACGGGAGTAACATTCTCTTCCGTGGAGTGAAAGATGGTCGGAGAGTTAAGATGAAAATTCAATACTCTCCGACTTTATTTTTACAGACAAACAAAAAGACCGAATGGAAAAATTTGTTTGGTGAAAGTCTTGAACCTAAACGATTCGAGACAATTCGTGACGCTCGTGATTTTATAAAGATATATGATGAAGTGCAGAACTTTAAAATCTATGGAAATTCTAGTTTTGAATATGCCTTTATTGCTGAAACACAACCAGGTATGATTGATTGGAATATCAATGATCTGAAAATTTCCATCATTGATATCGAAGTCGGTTCGGAGAATGGTTTTCCTGATCCTTATAAAGCAACAGAACCAATTACTGCTATCGCTATTCGTGATTTAAATGGTGATATGGTTGTTTATGGTTGTGGCGATTATGATAAAGAGAAAGATGAAACTAATAGACAAAAAAACGTCAAGTATGTAAAGTGTCGTGATGAATATACTCTCTGTAAAACTTTCCTTGATGATTGGGAAAAGGATTATCCTGATGTAATATCTGGTTGGAACATTAAGTTCTTTGATATACCGTATCTAGTTAATCGTTTCAATCGTATTCTAGGTGAAGAAGTTACTAAAAAACTTTCGCCTTGGAATAATGTATATGGCCGTGAAAAAATCATACGTGGCAAAAACATGACTTCATATGATTTAACTGGCGTTTCTGTATTAGATTATATTGAACTATACAAATGGTATGCGCCTGGTGGTAAATCACAAGAATCATATCGCTTGGACAATATTGCACATGTAGAATTGGGTAAGAAAAAGATTGATTACTCTGAGTATGATAATCTACACCAACTCTATCGTTTAAACTATCAGAAGTTTATTGAGTATAATATCGTTGACGTTGACCTTGTTTTTGAACTTGAAAGTAAATTAAAGTTGATTGAACTTGGTTTGACTTTGGCATATGACACCAAAACAAATTATGAGGACATTTTTGCACAAACAAGAATGTGGGACTCAATCATCTATTCGTATTTGTTTGAGAAAAACATTATTGTACCACCAAAAATAGTAAAGAATAAAAGTGAAGCGTTCGAGGGTGCTTATGTCAAAGAGCCTCAAGTTGGTATGCACAACTACGTGGCTAGCTTTGACTTGAACAGTCTATATCCTCATTTGATGATGCAATATAATATTTCTCCAGAAACATTGATTGAACACACAGATTACACAGATGAAATGCGAGAAGTACTAGAACAGGTGGTAAATGTTGATCGAATGATTGATAAAAAAGTCGATACAAGTAAATTGAAAGATGTTACATTAACTCCTAACGGACAATTTTTTAGAACCGATATACAAGGTTTCTTACCAAAAATGTTAGAAGAAATGTATGAAGATCGGAAAAAATTTAAGAAGTTAATGTTAAAGTCTAAACAAGATTATGAAAATGAAACTGATGAATCTAAAAAACATGAAATTAAAAACCTTGTTGCCAGGTATGACAATCTACAGTTGGCCAAGAAAGTATCTCTCAACAGTGCTTATGGCGCTTTGGGTTCTCAATTTTTTAGGTTTTATGATTTACGTATGGCTCTTGGTGTCACCACCGCCGGTCAACTAAGTATTAGGTGGATTGAAAAAGCGTTGAATGAATATTTAAATAAATTATTAAAAACACAGAATGAAGATTACGTCATTGCCTCTGATACAGACTCGATTTATCTCCGCCTTGGTGAGCTTGTTAATACGGTGTATAAAGACAAATCAAACTCTGATGCAATCATCGCCTTCATGGATAAGGTCTGTGAACAGAAAATTCAACCTTTTATCGATAAGAGTTATCAGGATCTTGCTGCGTATGTCAATGCATACTCGCAAAAAATGCAAATGAAACGAGAAGGTCTTTCTGATAAAGGTATCTGGACTGCAAAGAAAAGATACATTCTAAACGTGTACAATAATGAAGGTGTTCAATACAAAGAACCTCAAATTAAAGTTATGGGCTTAGAAATGGTTAAATCGTCAACGCCAGCTGCCATACGTGAGAAGATGAAAGAAGTAATTCAGTTGATGATGAAGGGTACAGAAAGTGATGTTCAGGAGTTTATATTAAACTTTAAACAAGAGTTTAAAAAACTTCCACCAGAAGATATCTCTTTTCCTAGAGGATTGAATGGGTTAAATGAATATGCCGATTCTGTAATGATGTATAAAAAAGGCACACCAATACATGTTCGTGGTGCTATTCTATACAATTATTATTTGAGAAAATATGAATTACTTAAAAAGTATCCTTTAATTCAAGAAGGTGAAAAGTTAAAGTTTACTTATCTAAAAGTACCAAATCATTTTAAAGAGGATGTCATTTCATATCCTGGTAGATTACCAAAAGAGTTCAATCTCGGCGAATTTATTGATTATGAAACGCAGTTTCAGAAAGCATTTGTTGAACCTGTAAAAGTCATACTTGATTGTATGGGATGGCAAGTTGAAAAACAAAATTCTATAGAAAGTTTCTTTGGATAATGTTACAAG